CTTGCAAGTTATATTAACTTTACAAACAATGTAGGCTCATCACAACCAAATGCAGGTGAGAGTGTTCAAGATATTAGAACCAATGCACCTAAAACATTTTATAGTCAGAACAGACTTATTACGGAATCAGATTTTGAAACATTCTTAAAGTCCAATTTCTCAAATATAGTTTTAGATTCAAAAGCAATCAACAACAGAACATATATTGAAAACGTTATAAAGTATTTTTATGATATGGGTATAACAAGACCTAACATGGATGCAAGAGTGCTGTTCAATGAAGTAAATTTTGCACATGCTGGTCAAGATAATAACATTTATCTTTATATGGTACCTACTATTCAAACGGTAGATTCTAATAACAATCAATACTTCTTACAAAATTCTCAGAAGAATGCTATTATAACATCTATGGTAAACAATAAAGCTCTTAATATGGAGCTCATACCACAAGATCCTATATATACAGCCTTTACTTTAGGGTTTGCATTACCAGGTGAAGCTATAACAACTGATATAGCTTCTGAAACGTATTTAGTAATCAAGAAAGACTCAAGTATATTGGTTGATCCTAACATGATTATTAGCAATGTTAATAGTATATTTGTCAATTATTTTGCAGCTGCAAATTGTAATTTAGGTCAGCTAATAAACTTAAGTGATTTAGTTACACAAATTTTAAGCGTACAAGGTGTAAGTAACTTTAGTATGCAAAGAACAGCAAGTGATGGTACCACAGTTACTTTAGATGGATTGAGCCTATTAGTGTTCAATCCAAAGTACTCCAGCACTGACATTCAAATCATAAACACAAACTTACAATTACCATTCTTTAAATTCCCATTCCTTTATAATCAATCAATTTCAAATAATATAATAGTAGTATAATGCCTATATATTTAAAATGTGAGACAAAAGGGTTTTCCGGTCAAGGTATTGGATCAATAATACAACACCATATTTTGTTATATGGTATGAGTAAGATATTAGGTGTAAATTTTGGATTTGACGGGGTTGATGGTTTAGTAGATTTTTGTGAAAAAGGCGACAATAACATTGCAAGAATTAACAACGAGTATAATACTTTTTTTAATTTTCCAAAAGGGCCTGCAACAGGAACCACATATAAGTTTGAATTAAATGATGAGACATTGAATTTTATTAATAAAAATAAAGATTCAAAAGAAGACATTTTAATTTACTTTAATACCAACAATAATGAAGTTATAGGTCATTGCAATCAATATATTAAAGATTTTTATAATAATAAAACATTAATGTCAATAAGAGATAATTTAGTGATTGATGATAGTTTAAAATATTTTACTAATGGTGTAGTTAATGTAGCCGTCCATGTAAGAAGAAAAAATAAAATGGACGTGGTTGTGGTTAGACAATGGACTGGTAATCCTGATGGTATATGGTGGCAGGATGAACACCGTGATATGTTTAGATCAGAAAAAGACTTAAAACACTTTGCTATAAAAGAATCTAATTTCAATAGGTATGTAAACCTATTTAAAAACTTAACAGAAAAATTTAAAAATCAAAAAGTAATATTTCACTTGTACTCGCAAGGTGAAGTTGATGATTTTAACGACTTTTTGAGTTTAGTTGACGGTGATAATCATACGATAGCTTTACATCTAAACGAAAAAACAATTTCAGATATATACCACATGAGCCATGCTGACTTTTTAGTTATGTCAGTTAGTTCATACAGCTATATATGTCATTTAATGGGATGCATATCAGTATGGGTACCAAACAAATGGAACTATCTTATGTATCCTAACAGCACTAAGTTAGATGATAATTATAACTTAATTTGATACTTGTTTTAGTATCCAGTTATATGTATTAGTTATACCTTCTTCTAAATTTTCTGATACCTGCCAACCTAATCTCTCTTTAAATAGAGTATTGTCTGATGTTCTGCCATGAACACCTATAGGACCTGGAATGTTTTTAATACTAATATTTTTTCCAGATAATTTAATAACCATTTTTGCCAAATCATTTATTGAAATAAATCTTTCAGAACCTATATTAACTGGACCTTGAAAAGTTGATTCCATTAAACTTCTAACCGCTTTTACGCATTCATCTATATACAGAAATGATCTTGTTTGAGTACCATCGCCCCACACCTCTATAGTGCCATTATTTTCACACATTGCAACTTTTCTACATATAGCTGCTGGTGATTTTTCTTTACCACCTTTGTATGTACCCTCAGGCCCATAAACATTATGAAATCTAGCTATTCTTACTTCTATATTATAATTTTTGTTGTAAGCAAGATAAAGTCTTTCTGCAAATAACTTTTCCCAACCATATTCACTATCAGGTTGAGCGGGATAAACAGTAGATTCTTTACATATAGGGTTGTTTGGGTCCATTTGATTATACTCCGGATAGACACATGCAGAAGAAGAGTAAAATATTTTTTTTATACCTCTCTTCACACTTTCATCTAACACATTTAAGTTAATTAAAGTTGAGTTATGCATTACGTTAGCATCATTTAAGCCGCTAAAAAGGTATTCAGCCCCGCCCATATCGGCAGCTAATTGATATACATCCTCAATACCATCTAAACATTGCTTTACCACATTAATATCTCTTAAATCCCCTAACACGAAATCATCGGCAGCAGTTTTAGAAAACTCCGGATACTTTATATCAGCAGCTCTTACCCAATAGCCTTCTTTTTTTAATTGTCTTACTAGATGTGAACCTATAAAACCACCGCCTCCGCAAACTAAAGCTTTTTTTGTCATAATAATATATACTTGTCAGTTATAACTTTATTTAAACCAGTATTCTCTCTCATCCACAATGCATCTTTATATGTATTAAGTATAGGCTTACCTTGAATATTGAAAGATGTATTTAAAATAACCGGTATCTCACCTCTATTTTTTAATTCTGTTAGTATATTGTATATAAATTCATTCTGTTCTTTGGTAACTGTTTGTAATCTTGCAGACCCGTCGACGTGGGTTATTGAATGTAATTGTTCTTCATATTCTTCTTTAACCATTGAATTGTGAGTCATCCATCTACTGTATTTACCAAAGTCAAAATACGTTCTTGCATCTTCTAAACGCACAATAGGTGCATAAGGTCTAAAAGACTCTCTAAACTTAACTTTACTATTAAGCAAATCTTTCATTCCCTTTCTAGGCAAACATATTATACTTCTATTACCTAAAGATCTTGCACCGTGTTCACTTCTACCTTGAATTAAACCTAAAATTTCACCATTTATTAAATCACCAACCACCTCATTTACAGTATAATCTTTATGAGCCGGTAACTCGTCATATGGTTCTGAACCAAGATATGTTGAATCCACTAAACCGGGTCTTATTTTATATAGCAAAAGACCTAAAGCAAGACCTCTATCATCTGGGTTAGGAGAAACAAATGCATCATGAACGGAGTTGTTCATTATATTCATTGCACCGCCACCACTAAATTGCAATTCTCTATCAGGGTAAATATTTTTAAATGACTGAACTAAATTGCCAATTATTTCTTCAAACACCATTTGATTGCATTTAGCTAAATCAAAAGCATACTGCCCATCTATTCTGTCATTAACAGATATGTTAAATATTTTTTGAAATCTTTCATGAGCAACGTTAACATCGTCAAGATGCTGACCTCTATAAAACTCTCTATACTTGTTCAACAGGTCTTCATTAGGATTACCATAAGAAGCCAACCCCATTATTTTACCTGCATACACTAAATTACCTCTCCACCAGTTATCTTCACGTTTAATGCAAGCAAGATAATGAGCGGTGGTTTGATACGGTACAGCAACATCTAATCTAAAATTTGCTATTTTTTCTGGGTCTTTTCCTTTATCACAGATATAAACATTGAAAAATCCTTCATCACTACCACCGTCAAATGACACATTTAAAGTTCTCGTTGCTGTGGATTGATACATTGCATTGCTTATATGAGCAACGTGATGAGGTACCCATTGATATGTAAACGCTGGAAACATTTTTTCAGCACCCATACAAGAATTATACATTACATGGTCAAAAAGGTATACATTATATTTCTTTTTTAAGTAGTTATAAATGTCTTTAGCAACATCTAATGGGTTAGAAATTGGAAAATGATAATAAAATGCTGCATTTTTTTCATTTAACCATCTTTCTAGCTCTATAACCTCTAAAACTGCACCTTGATAAGAAATAGCAACTGCTGAATTATGTGACCCATAAATGCCTAAATTAAAATACGATCTTTCATAGTTCCAGCAATAATCCCATATTTTATCCCAGCTATAATTTTCTTTCTCCCACGGAAACCTGTTATAGTTTAGCACAGGCATCGTAAAATTAGTGCCCCTTCTATGATAATCTGCTTTTTTGCCATACCCTCTTAGTACATTAATGTAATCACTGTAAGTGGAAAACTTACTACCTAAAAAAGCATTAGCTTCACTACAAATAATTTGTTCTATAACAAGAGCTTCATGTTGTTTTAAAGAAGGATAATAGTAATCAAGAAAACTTATATGATAATCGTTTGTCAAATCATGAAATAGGGATTTATCTTTTTCATCTGTAGCAATATAAAGCGGTAAATCCTTTTTAATAACTTCTTTTATATCATTACGTAAAGTAGATAACTGCGGAACAGCAGTGGATGTTCTTGTAACTAGAAAATCATTTCTTCTAATATGTATTGCATTGTAATTGCCTAAAACATTTTTTACTTTTTTAGCTTTTTCAAAAAATTCACTTTTATAAGTAACCCCGTTCTTTATTTTTTCTTTTATTATGTTTCGTTGTATGGGGCCGTCGCCGTAAACATGGTAATAAAAATGGCCAAATAGATTTCTAGGAAAATGTATAAATTTATCTTCCAAGTTTAAATTAATAACTCTTCTATCTTTACCAAAAGCATTGAAATCTTCAGTATCAGTTACATTGCAAGTAATAACATCATTATCTCTTGGCCCATCTTGAGGACCCCAGTCCTTATAATTGTCAGTAAATAAAATATTTTTAGCTACACTCTCAACATTTTCAAAGTACTGTTTATTATTTTCTAAATTAATGTATTCAGGCACGTCTTTATATTCTATACACTTGAACTCGCTTGTAAATGCGTTTCTATCCATTGCATCCCACATATCAAACCAAGTGTTTTTATCTTCATGCTGTGATAAAAATAAACAATAAACTTTAGGCGGCAAAATAATTGTCCTACCAGTAATTATACTTATTGCAGCTACCAGTTCATAGGACATTCTAATGTTTGAAAAACCACCCCACCAAGGATCAAAAGAAATATATTTTTCAGCCATTTTAAAATTTTATTTATATGGTTTTCTTTTTTATAAAGATTAAAATATAGTATGAAGCAGTCGTTTTATGAGTTCAAAAGTCCTTTTACAAAAGAAGAATTGAATTATTTGATTGAAAAGTATAGCAAGGATTTACCCCCTTTACAGGTTGTGGGTGACAGTAAAGATGTATTTAGAATAGGTCAAGGTTGTTGGATATCACAACCAGATCCAGTGGTAGATAGATTTAAAAATATAATTTCAGGTATAACCGGGTTACCTGTAGAAAACCAAGAATCACCTAATTTTATTAAGTATGAAGTAGGAGGCCATTACAAACACCATCATGATTATTTTGATCCTAAGGCTTCCTACTACCCAGAACATCATAAAAGAGGAGGTCAGCGTGTCTTTACATCCATTTTTTATTTAAATGATGACTTTGAAGGCGGAGAAACAGAATTTCCAAAAATACCTATGGTAGTTAAACCTGAAGCTGGTAAAATATTTACCTGGAGAAACATGACCACTGATGGTAAGTTATATGAAGATTCATATCATGCAGGGTTACCAGTCACAAATGGTATTAAATATATTATAGTGGTATGGTTTAGAGAAAACAAATTTGTATAAAATGAATTACACATTACCTAATTTTACGTCATCAAAAACGGCTGCAGAATTTGAAGAACTAGGGTATACCTATTTAACAAACATTGTAAGTAAAGATTATTGTGAAGATTTTGCTAAAGAAATGCTGTATTTGAAAGCTAGCAATATACTCACATGTGAAGAAAGAGGACAGTTGGCAGCACCTAATGCAGATCCAAGTGTTTATAAACCATCATATGGTAGAGGTAGTATTACAAAATTTGATAACTATCTTAAACAAATTTCAGAACCCATAGCTAATACTATAGGAGTTAACTGGAAACCGCAGCATACATATTGCAGAATATATTATAATGGCGGTATGCTAGGTAGACATGTAGATAGACCTGGTTTAGACTATACTTTATCAATTACATTGTTTTCTACACTTACAAAACCATGGCCTTTATATGCAATAGATAAGAAAGGCAATGAAATTAACGCAGATACTAAAGTAGGTGATGGGTTACTAATTTTAGGTACAAATATGCAACATTGGAGAGAACCTTTAGTTTGCGAACCTAATCAGTGCGTTATTCAGTTGTTTATGCATTGGGCTTACCCAGATAAACAGTAAAGTTAGCTATATTACATCTGTATTTACATTAATTTTTTGTAAATATATTAATAAGTATGCTTACTTTATCTACAATAATACAGAGTTTATCAACAAATAGCAATGTAATAGCAGAAGGTAAAGTTTGCATTCAAACTGGTACGTTAACTATACCTATAAGAGGTGTTAGAGGTAGAGAAAACGATTATTCAAGTATAGCAGTCAATCCATTAAGCGGTGGTGTATGGTTTTTTATAAACCCTACCGATAATATCGTAATACTATCGTAATATGAGTTGTACAACATCTACAATACAATATGTTTATGATAGTGGCTCTCATTTATATGTAGCTAGTTACGATTATTATGACTGTTATTCAGGATTTACATCCGTTTATAACACTGATCCAGATTCAGGTGCGTCTGATCTTATTTGTGCTCAAGATGGTCAGCCTCTAAACGTTTATATAGGCACGGTAAATCCATCACATTCGGATTGTTCACCCCCACCAGCTCCAGTACCAGCACCAGTTCCTGCGCCTGTACCAGCGCCTGTACCAGCACCAGTTCCTGCGCCTGTACCAGCGCCTGTACCAGCACCAGTTCCTGCGCCTGTACCAGCGCCTGTACCGGCACCAGTACCAGCACCAGTTCCTGCGCCCGCCCCGGCTCCTGTACCCGCTCCCGCTCCAGCTTCTCCAGCTCCTGC